ATGACTTTCGTTCAGAAGAATCGCGACACGAAGCGAACCATATGTACCGAACCTAGTCTGAACATGTTTGCTCAGTTGGGTATAGGTGCAATTCTGGAAGATAGATTGTCGTCCTTCTATGGGATCGACTTATCTCTTCAACCAGAACGGAACGCTGAACTTGCTAGATTAGGAAGTATTGCCGGGGCGATCGGTACGATCGACCTCGAAAGTGCTTCCGACTCCTTGTCCTTAGGTATGTTGGATGAGGTACTTCCCCAGTGGGTGTTTGACACCCTCTGTGAGTATCGTTGTCCTTTTACCAAGCTCCGAGGAGAGCGAGTTCTGTTACATATGATTAGTACGATGGGAAATGGTTTTACCTTTCCCCTTCAAACTATCATTTTCGCGTGTTGCGTTCAAGCCGTGGCTAAGCAGATAGACGTGCCTTTACGGCGCGCCGACTCTGTTGTGTCTACTTGGGGTGTCTTCGGTGACGATATTGCCTGTCCGACAATTTTTTCGGATCGACTTTGTCGTCTCCTAGAGATCCTAGGGTTTCACATAAACGGCGAGAAGTCCTTCACTGACAAGTGGGGGACGTTCCGTGAGTCTTGTGGGCATGACTATTATCTTGGTCATGATATCAGAGGTGTGTATGTAAAATCACTCCTCACTCCACAGTCACGCTTTGTAGCTATCAACCTCCTTAATGAATGGTCTGCTCGGTGGGGGATACCCCTTATCCGAACTATCGGCTATCTCCGGGACTCTGTGCGGGTTATGGCAATACCCGCATGGATGGGCCCTGACGCCGGTATTCGGGTCCCCGTAGAGGCTGTGAGGTCTGGGTTAACTTCAGTGCTTAGTAGTACTAAAAGAAAGGGTTCTTACCTTTTCAAGTATTACCGCGCTGTCGTGCCTTCACTCATGGTTCTCGAGGATTCGATTGCCGTTCCACGGAATATTAATCACATTCCGCGCCGTGCCTATAACCCAGCTGGGTTATTGATAGCGGCGATTGGTGGCTATCTAAGAGGTGGCAGGATACCCTTAGCCCTTAAGCAAGGCGAGAATCCGTGCTATCGAACGATGTCGGGAGTCACCCCCTCTTGGGGGCCTTCCGATGAACAGG